GACGGATCAAACGCCCAGGCAGACGTTGACTCCGGCAAAAGCCGGTTCATCAACGAAAACCCAAACGGTGTGTACCGCCACGGTCTGAACTTTCCAGTTCGGGCTTGCGCAAACTCGAGTAGAACCCATCGGTCAAAATCGAACAAGAACAACAGAGGCATGAGCTCTTCCGTTGATCTGTCCAAACTCGTCGGAAAAGTTTAACGTCTTTCCTGGACGGGTGAACTGTCTACCACTGGCCTTGCCACGCATCGAGAGCCTCGTTCATGCGATCATCACGATCGTCATAACCGAACGGGTCATTTCTCATTGCGTGGGTCGATATCATCATAATCGACATCCGGCGGACCTCCATCTTCTCCAAGTTGGAAGGCGCCATAATCAAGCCAGGATAACGGATCATCTCGAGGACGTGTCGGTTTGTAAGACCTCCAAATCGGATAATGATCGTATGAGTCAAAATACCTATGCTGTGAATCCGACCAATAGCCATTGGGGAACTCATAAGGGTAAGGACTGACTCGGTAGCCACGCGAGATGATCCGCTCGGGGATCGCTCGAATGGAGTTCGGACGATGGATGTGCCTCTTAGAGCAGCCGTGGCCTGTAGCAACGTCACACTTACTCTTAAGGGCAAAGTGATAGTACTTCACCACATCCTTCACATTTGTTACGCGTGAGATCGCATACCCCGAATCGTCAAGCTCATCTAAACCTGAAGAGACTTTGGCGTAAGGTGTAAAAAATCGGAAGATGGCATCGGAGGGGCCAGATCGACCGACAGATTCACGATCAACACGCAAGGGACCACGCAGAACTGGTGTAGAGAAAAACGGCACTTGCACGTCATCCATACACTGCGGGCGTCGGACAGACCGACCGTTCAAAGCATCATCTTGAGCAACACGAGCGAATTTTCGTTGCTTGATGGTGTAAACGTCCTTATCACCGGAAGACATTCCAAGTCCCCCATATTCTACAGGTGCATGCTGAGATAGCAAGCCTTCACCAGTAACCTCCTCCAAATGCTCCCTATGACGATGGGCGAACTCAGCGAGTGCATTTTGACGATCATTAGCGCCAGCGATAGCCTCAGGTTGGAGAGCATACGTAGGCATCATGAAGTCAGAGAAGGGTACACCAGAGACCTTACCGACCTTGGATTGGCCGGACATTAGTCCCTGGTTGTAGAATGGAATATACTCAAACTTTGGCATACCATCGCCTCGATCAACGAACTGCCAAGGCTCGCTGTTGATGAAGACGAAGCGACGGTGGAAGAAATTCTTCCCAACGCTAAGTTTGAATCCGGCATTTCGAACTGCCGACTTCCAGACCTCGTATTCTGCGGGATAACATTTGAAGAGAATGTCGTCACCGTTGACTTTGATCGGAACTTTCCGATGGTCACGAAGGTATGGAAATACGGCCTCCCAAGACACTGCGAAATTGATTAAGCAGAGATACGGAAATGAGATCGGTGATCCCATCAATTGTCCGTTCTGCTGAAGGATTCCAGCACTGTCAGGGTAAAGTTCTTGTTTGAGACCCGACTCAGGCGGGTAGGAGATCTCATGAGGCTCAATGGTCGACGTAAGGATACGATCATAAGCTTCGAGCTCACTCTTGGATACATCAAGGTTGCCACTATGGAACTGGCGGTGCATCTGCTCCATGCACACCTCATGACATATCCGAGTCAAACGAATATCAACATTGTCGGTAGCAGCGCTGTAGTCCCCGGAAACCCAACCGGGCTGGTCTTCACCAGAGCGCTGACCTGCAAACCTTGTCTTCTTCGGGCTCCGACGATCGAGGAAATCGATGTCAGAACGTTCAAGACTGGAGCCGCAAAGGTTAAATTGCGGAATCTTCCTAAGGTATGCATGTATACTTTTTTGGTATGACTTACTGAGCCAGTATGCTAAAGCCGGTCCTTTCGTAACCGGACGAACCTTAAAGGGTTCGCACACTGCTGCGACCTGCGCACGTAAAGTCTCCGGAAGACGTCGTCCACGACAACCGGATTGAGGAATACCATCGAAGCTACTATCGACACCGTACGTCGTACCACTGCCTGCGTATTGAAACGCAAGCAACTTGGTATCAGAGGGCATAGGGAATCCACGAACTTCCTTAACCCCGACGAACGGGTGGTAGCCCATCGACACGAGTTCACCTGTAAACTCGGTACCTGTCGAAGAGCCACCAATAAGAGGATAAGGCTGACTAGCCCAGATTGTCTCAAGGTGAACATCCTGAGTCCAACAATCAACTACCTTATCAACGGTGAGCGGTTGCCCATCATTGTCTAGTAGTATCCTGTTACCGTACTTATTCAAAACAACCTTCTTAATAGTGCGAAACTTGACGTTACCGTCTTCGTCCTCGTACTCTTCGGAAGTCTCAACACGCGGGATCTCTCGATAACCACGTTCACCATCAAAGGTGAGACCACATTCGGCACGAGGCTGCATGTGGATTTGAGGCTTGAGCATCCCACACGGGAC